CTGTGTTGGCGCCTTGCGTGACAGAAAAGGTTGGAGGACTTGCAGGAAAATTACCATTGGGAATCAGCAATCCATTACCCACAACACTGTCTGCATTGATCAATTCAGCTGTCTGAGTCAACCAGCTGCCTGTGAATGATGTTGAAGCAGCATTGATGGGATAGCTCGAGCTTCCTCCCACAGTGATAGTTATATAATTGTTTGTGAAATATTTGGTCTGGGGCGCCCATGATGATCCAGCCCATCTGTAAAGTTGACCATCATCTCGGGTAATATATTGGTCATTTAATGCAGGGGATCCAGGCAAAGATGCGTCGTCAGCCACAGTTCCTTTGATAGCTTCCACAGCACTGGTGCTGGTGACATCTTTGTAGTACGTTTGTCCTGTGGTAATCCCCAGGAGAGCCATTTGCCCTATTCCTCCTACGCTAGCAATATCCTGGCACTTGATATCAGTGCCATCATAGTTGGTGATCTTGAAGTAATTGTTGGGTCCGTTGGTTTCCACACTAGCAACTGCGTTTACACCAGCGGTAGCAGCAAATGCCACGTTAATGTAATTAACATATGAAGTCAGCGTTGTATAACTGGGGTTCGACTCATCATCGATATTCTTGATATTCACAACTGTTGAATCAATTGTAATTCTAGATGCACTAGCAGGGAATACAGTGGGATTGACTGTGGTGCCCACAACAACAGTGGGTGTGGCCTCTTTCCATCCAAATCCTGGACATTCTACATCAGTTGTGCCTATGATGTGCCAGCGAACTTTGGTGCCATTCTCTGTGAGTTCTGCAATTTTTTCGCACATTTGCACACCAGTTATGAGTGTGCTTGTGCCAGAAATATAAGCAACGCCATTTACGGCCAGTGTTCCATTGCTGCCTAGGGTGTCAACTGGAACAATTTGTACCTGTGGCAATGCTGTAAGGCCTAGATCAGTCAAAATTCCTGCTGTGCTGTTTGTGAAATTGATGGCACCTGTTTGATAAATGTCACTTACTGTAATGCGCAAATTGTACATGGTATCTGCAGCACGTATATCAGGATCGGGAGAAGTATTGGTATACGCACTTACTCTGTCATAAACTTCTGCCCTGATGGTCTTCTTGGTCAAATCTGTGGAAGTATCCACAGCACTGTTGATGGCGGTTACTACCTGACTCAGGGTCATGCCAGCAGTCAAAGGAACAGTTAGACCACATACTACTAGGTTTCCAGAGGCAGTGATAACAGATGAGATAGTGCTGTCAAATACAGGTGTTGTTTTTTTGCCAATCACTTGCAGTTGTAGCTGGCTGGCATTGTCAATCTTGATGGGAGCAACTGCGCCCCAAGCCAAGCTGCTGTTGGTGTTACCGTTGCTGCGGAACATGCCCCAGCTGGTGTTGCTCATGTCCAACCAGTGGCTGCCATTGCTGGGCATGCCTGAAGGTTCAATGGCTGTGGGCACCAGAGCTCCCAGATCCATATCAGCACGCATTACCCAGGCGCGATTGGCAATACCCAAATACTGATATGCAGTGTAGAGGCCATATTCGTTTAGTTCGTTGCCATTTTGTGGTGTACCGCCTTGAGTATAAAACTTGGGGTTGCCAAAAGTTTGCAACAGCTCTCTCTGGCTGGTCATCAAATACAGCTTGTCTGCATTTGCTTTGACTGTGCCAGGTGCTATGCTGATTGGATTTCCAGGTTGTGGCTTGTCTTGTTGTGTGGCCACCATAATAAATGGAATGGTGCCAGGACCACTGCTAGCATAAAAACTTTCATCGATAATTTGAACTTGAACCCCAGGGCTCACAAGATTTGCCATTTTGACCTCATAGTAGTATGTCGTTGCTGGAGATATTTATCCAGCAGGGTCAAAATATATGAGTTTAACAGGTTATCTGGATTGTTTATTCAAAATATCCATGATGTGATCAATCTGTTTTTCCAGATCGCCAAGTGTGCCATTGTTGTAGACAATGTAATCGAAATCATAACCAATCCAGTCTCGTTCGCTGGGGTGAATTTTCCTAACCTGAGGATATATCCACAACAAAGCTTTTTTGATCCAGCCAGAGTGCTTGTTCACTCTCTCTGCTTGAGCAACCCATGCAGGCTCAGTGTTTCTCACAACCCTTATTGTAATGCCATTCAAACTTCTGATCATGTCCAATTCATTCCGGAACCTGGCATCTGTGATAGCCACACTCTTGAGATCGCTGATGTTCACCAGGTCTTTTTTTGTAGCACTGATCCAGAATGTATCCAGCAAATTGCCCCGGACTACCTCTGTGCCAAACTCTTGCATCATGTTTCTGGGAGTGATGTTCCTGCTGAACTGTGTGCTCCAGTAAGGATCAGGCAGTTCTCTCCATTGTCTGCTTTCTGGAGAGATACCTTCCATCATATAGGGTTGCCAACCAAACATGGCACACAGAGCATTTTTGAGACTTTTGGCAAAGCTGGTGCTGGCAAATCCATATTTCTTTTTGAGGATCTCACCAATTGTGTCTTTGCCACTGCCCTTGAATCCCGCAATGGCTATGATATGTCTTTTGCTCATGACACAGTCTAGCTGGCACATGAGCAAAATGTAAACAAATTTTTGGGAAAACTCAGCCCAGGATCACAAAGCTGTTGGGTGTGCCGTTGTCCACATACTGCAACAGTTCTGTTTCCAACTTTTCTATTTCAGCTAATGCTTCAGATTTTAATTCGGGGCCTTTCATGGTGGTGCCACCTTGCGGTCCAATTATTTGTCCAAATTTACTGTAGCTTTCTCCCAGAATCTGCTTGCACACAGCCAGGGTGTAGCTGCGGATCCAGGGTTTGGCAAAAGGATCTTCCAGGATCATGTCGTCGGGTTTCACCTTGGTGACCCACACCAACACTGTTTCTTCACCCAGGATCATTCTCATGATGGTGAGTTTTTTGCTCACCACGTTCCAGTTGTAGTTGATGTCTCTACCAAACATACGACCAGCTTGTTCCTGATATTGGTAGAACAGTTCAAAGGTCAAGAGTCCGGCTGTGTAACCACCACCAGCACCAGCTTGCAGTAGATACAAGTTGGTGTAGGCTAGGCTGAAGGGGTCAATGTATGTGCCACCAGTTGTGCCACCCAAGCCTCTGCGGAAAATCTGACGTACATCTACGATCTCCTGAGGCAGATAGTATTCAGTTTGATTGGGCATCAGTTGTAAGAAAGCGTAGGCTTCTTCCACTGCATTTGAGCTGCGTTGACGATAACGTTCCAATGAAATTTTCACAGCCAGGTCAAAATCACCTGGTTCCAATTCCACATCAATCATTGAATTGCCCAAAAGACGGCCAACATCGTTTATGATTTCTTGTTTGGGAGTTAATATTCCGCTCATGTTCATACCTGGATAGTTTCCAGGTATTTACACGTTGACCAGGTCCTCAAAACTACCACCAGAGAGTTTGTAGCCTCCTTGTGAATTTTTTATGAAGGTATAGTCATAGGCCAGTGCATCTGTGTTCACGATATTGCCATCATTGCCATCAGGTGTCAGACCCAGGTTGATGCGACATTGACGCCGGCCCTGCCGGGCGCGACCGCCCAGCCATCCGCCATCAGCGCCAGGGCCGCAGCTCGGTGAGGTTGCGGTTGAGCGGTACGTCGTCAAAGCGCGGCCAGGGCTTGGCATGCACCACGGGATCAAGCTCGATCCCGTGGTGCTGCCCGTCGATCCATCGATCGACGATGACCTGCCCATCCTGCTTGCTGATGAGGAAGGTGTAGCCAGCGATGGCGATGCTGGCGTTCTCGCCCTCGGGAACCCTGATCTCGATCACTTGTTCATCTCCGCGAAGAGGATCTCGTTGAGCTTGGTCTCGGCCACGCTGTGGGCCTCGTTGATGGCGAACCAGACCTCGTCGCCATCGTCGGGCTTGGCCTCGGTGGTCTCCATGAGGTACAGGGCCTCACCGAGTTGGTCCACCAGCTTCAGCAGCAGCGCCTTGCGATCCATTTGCTTCTCCGTGCTTGCAGGGGCAACATAGCATGCCGCCCCTGCCCTGTCAACACCGGATCAGCAGCGGAACTCCCGCAACAGCAGGTTCATCCTCCGCTCCTCGTCCAAGGCGGCCTTTTGGGCCTCCTCGAGGGCACGCTGCTTGCGCAGCCGCTCGTTCCATTCGGCGAAGTCCATCACATTGGTCTCCATATTGTTTTCCGTGTCTTCCATGCCTGTCTCCTTTCCTTACCAGCTGGAGTGGTAGTAGAAGTCCCAGCCCTCTAGATTCTCGTCCTCGAGGAGCCGCGTCAGCTCCTTGCTTGCAGGGCCATTATAGCATGGATGCGAACAGCGTCAACCGAAGATCACACCACGAAGCCCGACGCGTCCTTGCGTGCCCGCCCCTTGGTCTTGAGGCCCACGATGTGGTTGGGCGGATCCAGGAAGCGCAGGTCGTCCTCGTCTCCGGAGATGACCGGAAGGCCCATGTAGGTCTCCGGGAGTTCTCGAAAGACTACCGCCACGTTCATTCCGGCAGCGATGGCCTTAGCCACGTCCTTGTCATTGTTCTCGCTCCGGCTGAACGTGAGGTGGTAGTTCTTGTATTGGCCTACCTTGCGGTTATGGAGCTTCGAATAGTCGTAGAACTGGACGTCGGGGAAGAGCTGAAACACATTCTTGCCTCCGATGCGAACCCGCTCCCATGGCACATCGCTCGTTCCGTTGAGGCGGAAGCAGGGGATGGCATCGTTCCGTTCCGCCCGGCGGATGCTGGCCTTGATGTCCCAGACCAGCTGGTCCATGAAGCCCTCGCGGTCCTCGAGGTACAGCCGCGTCTTGCGCAGCCGGCCCGCCTGCACCCTGTGCATCATGCCGCGGCCGGCGGTGTTCAGGCATGCGGCGGTGCAGCCCGGCGAGCGCTTGGGGCACACCTCGGTGCCCGAGCTGTCAGCCGGGGAGAGGTGCAGCACGAAGCTCATGTAGCCCCGTCCGTTACCCTTGAGGAGCTTCGTATTGTTGGTGGTGAGGAGTGTCATGTATCAACCTCTTAGATGCTGGCCGCTTGTGTGGTCTGAGTCGTCATGGCGGCCCTCTTTACGGTAATCGAGTTGTTTGAGGCGGAGAGCACTTGAGAGAGATTCCAGATTTTGAGCTTGTGTTGTACGGAGTGTGCAGGGAGTGGTGAAGGCTTACGCCTTCACATTGCCCCAGAATGCCTTCACCACGCTCTTGCCCCGCTGCGAGGTGAGCCCCAGCTCACGCACCACGATCTCCACCATGCCCAGCTCGTCCGTGCTGTTCTTGTTCACACGGATCAGGTCACGCACCTGGCTGGCCACGCTGGGCACACCAGCATCGCGCTTGGGCTTGATGGTGACAGTCTTGGTGGCCTTGCCCTTGGCGGGCTTGGTGTTCTTGGCAACCTTGGTGGCCTTCACAGTCTTGCCCTTGACAGGCTTGGCAACCTTGGGGGCCTTCACAGGCTTGTCAGCCTTGACAGCAGGCACAGCCTTGGCAGTCTTCTTGGCCTTGTCAGCCTTGACCACACCACCCACAGCCTTGAGGATCGCTTGCAGAGGCTTGACCCAGGTCTTGATCACCTTGTCTTCCTGCGCCTCTTCCACGCTCTGCGTGTAGTGGTCCACCAGCTTGCGGCGGATGTTGGCCTTGAGGCCGCCATGCGCTTCCAGGATCTTCATGGCTTCGTCATGCACATCCTTGAGCGCCAGCTTGCCGTTGCACACCAGGGCACGCAGGTTGTCCAGGCGGCTGTAGCAGCTCTTGTAGGCCTCCATGTTGCGGCTGTTGGCAGTTTCGGGCAGATCTTCAAAGCCCTCAGCAACCGGAGCATCCACAACCTTGTTGCGAGCTTCCTGCAGGGTGTTGGTGATGCGCAGCAGGCTCTTGGGCGCCAGTTCAGCACCACGGTTGATGCAGTAGGCGATGCTGCCCAGAAGCTTGGTCTGCACGCCATCCAGCATCTTCACCAGCGCCACATCATCAGCGCGGTTGCTGAACTGCAGGTAGGTGATCAGCTCACGCACCAGTTCATCATCTTCCACACTGTGGTGGATCCAGTCCAGGGCACGACCATAATCGCTCTGGAAGTTGTCGCTGTTGCAGTTGAGCAGAGCAAAATTGGGCTTGCTGGCCCCGTTGAGGATCTCAGTCAGCTTACGATCAACGCCAGTAACCTTGGCCATGGTCTAGTGCTCCTTGCTTCTATGTGGCCACTATAGCAGGGGCCAGGGTATCTGTCAACCAAAAAAATCTGGGAATCTTATTTTTTCTTCTTGGGCGCAGCCTTGGCTTCAGCAACCACCTGCTCCCAGGTCTTGGTGAACTGGCCCTGCTCGTCCATGCTGTCCATCCACGACAGCACCATCCGGGCTTTATCGCATTTGTTGATCTTGGCCATGTTCACCACTCTCTGTCAGTGATGCCATAATAGCACGTTCAGACTTCTGGTCAACCAAAATCAGACAGGATCCAAAAAAATCTCAGCTGGGCAAGAGTATCCTAGCACTAGGGATCTTCACGAACCCCACGAGAATGGGGCTCTTGAAGCTAACCTGTTGATTTTGTTGGAACGCTAACCCATTGATGACATTGATAACCCACGCCAACCGCCCACAGGGCTGTAGCTGAGAATGGGCTGCTCATCCTGATAGATCACGCTCTCAAACCCAGCCCTGATAGCCTCAGCCTTGGCTTGTTTGAGGCTGGTGCCCTCATACTTGATCTGGTGAAAATTCAGCAGCAAGGTTTTGTAAATCATTGTGTGATCTCCATGTAAGAGCCCAATTTAGCATAAACTCAGGGGCGTGTCAACCCTTATTTTTGCCTGTTTTGGCAGTGTTGAGGCAGGGCTTGAGCAGAGCTATCAGCTCAACTTCCCTAGCATGGGCAGCAGCCTTTCCCCTAACTTTCTCAAGCACTTGCAGCTTCCAGCCCTCAGCACCCAGGGTGCGAATAGCCTCACACAGTGCCCAATCCTTGCCGTCGTTCAAGGCACGATTTACGTGCTTCATCCAGCGACGACGCACACTTTTGGTGGGGCTGAGATCACAAACCGTGAGCCCCACATAGCAGTCACCGTTGGGTGCGGTGGCCTTGTAGAGCACATGATTGCGGTCGCTGCGCTTCTTGCGGGTGGGCTTGTTCATGAGCCCATAGTAGCACATCTAGGGTGTGTGTCAAGCGTTTTGTGAAAAATTTCTCAGCATGATAAACTGCCAGTAATCCAGCATCTGCTCACTGTCCCATGTGCTCACATGGCGGATGAATTCACCGTAAACCAGTTTCACAGCAGCAAGATCCTGATGACTGGTGAGCAGAATCTGCATGCCAGGCCAGTTCTTTGTGTAGCCAAATATCCTGGGTTTGATAAACCAAAAATCACACAGGGTTTAGCACAGCCAGGTGTGCATCTGCACAATTTCCTGATTGGTGAGCATGTGAGTGTAGGCAGTCATGCCTGGTATCACCACTATGTGCCACTGCGCATGAGCAATGGCACAACTCCTGCATGTGTGCCATTGCTCTGTGCTCTAGTATGAGATCATCTAGATGTCCATGTCACTGAGGATAGCATGCAATCGATTTTCATCCGCAAAGGGCCAGCATGGTTTATTCATCTACAATATAAATCATTTTCCAAATAGGTTTAGCTGGCCAACTATTGCTAGTTGGCCAAACCCCGGGCTTTCCAGGTGTGTCTAACCAAATCTTTGACTTCCTGTGGGAGGGGCACATAGTCCAGCTCTTGGGCAGCCGCATCACCATGTGTCATTGCCCAGTCAAAAAATCTCAACACAGTCTGTGACTTGATGGGATTTTTGGGATCCAAGGGCACAAGCACAAATGTGGGACTCACAATTGGCCAACTTGTATTACCTGGCTGGTTGATGAGATCTGGAGCCATACCTGGAACATTCCAATTGGCATTACGGGCCGCCTGTCTGAAGTTCTCCGCAGATGCGGGGACAAAATTGCCGTCTTTGTTTTGCATCTGTGTGGTAACAAGATTTCCCATTTTGGCATATGCAAATTCCACATATCCAATGCTACCAGGAGCTTGTTTGATGCTGGCACTAACTCCGTCATTGCCCTTGGCACCACTACCAGTGGGCCACTTGACACTAGTTGCTGACCCCACTTTTTCTTGCCACTCCTTGCTTACATTATTAAGATACCTGGTGTAAACATAAGTTGTGCCACTGCCATCTGCTCTATAAATGGGGCTTATTAGTAGATTGGGCAGATTTATACCAGGATTGATAGCTTGGATTAAAGGGTCGTCCCAGCGTTTGATTTTACCCAAATAAATGTCTGCAACTATTGATCCAGTGAGTCTCAATTGATCGTTTTTGATGCCAGGCACGTTGATTGCCATGACTAAACTGCCGATCACTGTGGGAAACTGCAATAGATTGTTCTTGGTTAAATCTTCCTGCTTGAGAGGTGCATCACTTGCACCAAAATCCACAGTTCTATTTTTGATCTGATTCTGACCAGCACCTGACCCCATACTCTGATAGTTGAGATCTATACCTGATGGTTTTGCCAATATGCTCCATTTTTGATACAAAGGGTTGGGAAAAGTTGCTCCAGCCCCTACTATACTTTGAGCCTGTGCTGGCAAAGTGGCTATCACCAAGAGTCCAGCCAAAATCGTATTTTTCAATTTCATGATATCTCCACGTTAACATAATCTACTCAAGCCTAAATGAATATCAAATACACAGTCAAATTCCTTCTCTGGTTTCACAGAATTGTAACATATGAAACCAGTAAATATCCCACAAACTAATTGAGTGAACAAATGCCTCCATTAACTCTCTGGAAGGGACCAGCAACCAGGTCCAAGGATTTCAAATTTCTGGATCGTGTGGCCAGTGAATACATCAGAATTGGTGGCACGGAATTCTATATCCACAAATATCTGGGCCCGGCAGAAACCTATGGCTCCACTCCCAATCCCGAAGACAACGTTCTCACCATAGCTGATCTTGTGAACATGGAAATTCCCAATAGAAAATATGATGGTGATGTCTACAGTCTCAAGGGCCACTACATGGTGAGTGACACAGAATTTGACCTCAAACAGTTTGGCTTGTTTCTCAGCAGTGATACCACATTCATCACATTCCATCTCAACGACATGGTAAGTCAGTTGGGCAGGCGGCTCATGAGTGGTGATGTGATTGAGGTGCTGCACTGGAGAGACACCACCACACTGGACGGCAAACCCACCAACAAGTGGTATGCGGTGGATGAAGGCACCAAGCCAGCAGAAGGGTTTGGGCCCACCTGGTGGCCACATTTGTGGCGGGTCAAATGCCAGCCTCTCACCAACAGTCAGGAATATCAGGACATACTCAATCAGGAACTCACAGACAGAGGTGATGGCATTCCTGGGATGTTGGCAGACAGCATGGGCAAAATCCCCACAGTGGGTGATCTCAGCAGCACATATGACAAAGAACTGGAAATAAACGATGCTATTCTGGGCCTGGCAAAATCAGCAGTGCCATTTAGAAATTATCAGAGTCAGCATTTTTATGTGAGTCAAAAAGACCTGAACAAACGGCCTGATGTGTTCAGCAGTGATGGAATTCCACCCAACGACAGCAAACCAGTGCCCAGTGGCACAGTGTTCCCCTCAGATTATGCCACAGGTGACTATTTCCTGAGAGTGGATTATGTGCCACCTGTGTTGTTTGTTAGAGAAAAAAGCAAATGGGCCAAGGTGGAAACCAATTACAGAAGTGACTGGCTGCCAGCTGGTAAAGTGCTGGCCAGTTTCATCAACAACAAAGCAACCACCACCTACACAGATGGCACCACAGCACCAGAGAGGCAGAACCTTCGCACTGCTGTTGGTGCCAAATTGGATCCAGACATTGTGTGATCTTCTCAGTGATTGCTGACACACTGTTTAAATAACACATGGAATATTTTTTTGCAGGCCAACTGCGCAGTTACAGAATACAAATTATCAGAGCATTCAGCAACTTCAGTGTGAGTGTAGGCACAAATGATGATGGTACACCCCGTCTCAAGAGAGTGCCTTGTAGATATGGAGACTCCAGCAGAATTGCTGAAACCATCATAACTGGCAACAGTGAGAACAAAATGCCCACTGCACCTTTTATTAGTGTGTATGTGAACAATGTGGAATTGGCCCCTGAACGTAGAGCTGCACCCAGCCTGGTGAGCACTGTGAACGTGGCAGAACGCACTTATGATGAAGGTCAGCAAAAATATCTCAACACACAAGGCAACAGATACACTGTGCAAAGATACATGCCTGTGCCGTTTACCCTGCGTGTGAATGTGGATTTTTGGACCACCAATTTAAATCAAAAAGAGGAATTGTTTGAACAAACACAAGTGTTGTTTAATGGCATGGTGGACATACAAACCAGCAACAATCCCCTGGACTGGACCCTGTTCAGCACAATAGAACCTCAGGGCATCACCTGGACCAGCCGCAATTTACCCATAGGCACAGAAAATCCCATTGATGTCATGACGGTGGAATACAAGGTGCCTGTGTGGATCAACCCTCCCGCTCTGGTTACCTACAGCAAGATGATTGAACAGATTGTCACCAACATCAATGAGGGCACATACGATCCCACCACCATGGAATGGACAGAAACTGATCTGCTTACTAGAAACATCACCACACCTGACAATGCCAGAATCCATGTGAGTCTGGTAAGTGACGGCTTTTATGAACTGAGTTTGAGAACAGTCAGTGGCAGTGATGTGGATGAGAAACATCAGCCCACCATCATAACAGGATCACAAGTGCCCCAGCTACAACCAGGTGCTGCATTCAGTGTCAACGGTGTGGCCATCACAGTGCCCAACAACAACATAAATGATCTCATCAATGTGATGCGCAACATGTTTCAGGGCAAAAATCTCAGTGTGCTGATCAATCTGGCCAACAAACTGCAATTGATCAACCTAAGTGGTGGTGACCTGGTTTTGGCCAACATCACTGGCAGCCAAATTGAGGGATTGGGATTTGTAGCCACCACTTATCCTGGTGGCACCTTGGCCTGGTGGAGGTTGATAGATCAATATGGCACTCTCAAAACTGTGGATTGCCCAGGAGGCAGCAGTGAGCTCATGCTGCTCACCAGTGACAATCTGGACGATCGCAGTGGTGACATCCAAGGCACCACTGCCTACCATCCCATTAACCAAAATCTCATGTACTGGACTGTGATATCCAGCACCTGGCCCACAGCCACCATGAACCCACTCACAGCCATCATCAATCCACAGTCTGCGTTTCCTGGACAGGGCCTGGCACCAGCTGCCTTTGCTCAAAGATATTTGCTGAGTGATCAGATTGCTGTAACAAGTGCTGCCTGGGGAGAGGTCACAGCAAGACCCACCGCCCATGCCCAAATTGCTGCTAAACATCCCACAGATCCCAGAATTATCACCATTGATAATCTCACCACAGCCCAGTTGCAATTGGATAGACCCTGCTTTTTACAGACTAGTGGGAGTCCATCTCAGGTCCTACAAGTCACAAGCATACTAGCTGTGAGCGCCGGTAGCTGGCAGATTGTTCTGGCTCAGGATTGTTTTGCAGATGTTGGCAACAATGTTGCATTTGTTTATCCTGTGGAACCCAATGATATAATTGAATATGACGGCAACAACTGGCAGCTGGTATTTGATAGCATCAACACACTGGCTGATCAGTTTGTGAAAAATAATTTTAGCCAGAAATGGTATAAGTGGCAAAATCAAACCTGGACAGCATTTCCCTACAAGGGAAGCACAGGAGACTATGGACCAGGTTATTGGCGACTGAGTTTGTAAATAGCACATGCCACACGTTCATACTACCCACATAAGTCCACAATTGGTGGATAGGAATTTGGATGCTGCCAGCAAACAAGTGATCCAATTGCTGCAAAAATTTCACATTCCCGTGAGGATTGTGGGTGGTGCTGTGAGGGACATGTTGTTGGGCAAACATCCCAGAGACATTGATCTGGTGGCTGATGCAGATCCTGCTGCTCTAATCTATATATTTGATAGCCATGATATACCAGTAGATTACGGTGGAATCATTCATGGCACTGTCAAAGCTGTGTTTGGACATGGCAAACAAGAAACCAAGGTGGATGTGAGCAGCCTGGGATATAGAATACGCAGACATGGTGAGCGATTGGGTGTGAGCAGCACGCACAATTGGCGAACAGACAGCCAAATGAGAGACATAACCATCAACAGCATGAGCATGGATCCTGATGGCAAAGTGTATGATTACCAAACTGGCTTGTATGATCTCAAACATCAGATAATCCGTATGTGTCCTGGAAGTCAAGACGCCATGATGCTGGACCCTAATGGAATCATGCGTTATTTCAAAGCTGTGAGCATGTTTGCTCATCCACATGTGAAGAAAGAAGATTTGCAGTTCATTGCCAAGAATGTGCATCGCCTTGCTGATGCAAAAGATGACGAAAGAGTGCAGATGAATCTCATCAGTATACAAAAAAGTCCCCACAGACAGTTGGTGTTGGATCTCATGTGTAAATTGGGCGTGGATCAGTATTTGCCGTTTGTTGTTTGCGAAGAGGAATAGTTTTGAGATAATTTGTGTAGGATTGGATCATCAGGTATAATCTGTGTGATGATTGAAATACAATGCACACAAACCATCTTGACATGGGACTCCACTGATGTGACTGCAACCACCAGTTCAGAGACACTGGCCAATACACCTATTACGTTTACAACCAGATATTCCAAGGAATAATTATGCAACTCAATGACCATGACGACAAAGTTGATTTTGATATATGCTACTTCAAAGGCAAATTAGCAAGAGCAAGAGCCGATGGAGATATGGAACTGGCTGCAAGCTTAGAGCAACAAATCGATCTGTTGGAAGATTGTGTGATACTATCTAGAATAGCCAGAACCCCAGAACGCAGAGTATTTTTCATTGACATCAATCAGCCAGATAATCAATGAGTAGAATAGTCATCACTGGCGGCGCTGGATTCATAGGCAGTTGGCTGAGCGAAAAGCTGATATCTCAAGGTCACGAAGTGTTGTGTATTGACAATTTTTATACAGGCAACAAACAAAATCTTGCCCTATTGTTGAATAATCCCAGATTTGAGATTATCCGTCATGATATTGTTGATCCTATACACATAGAATGTGATCAGATCTACAATCTAGCCTGCCCTGCAAGTCCCGTGCATTATCAAAAATATCCTGTGCGAACTATCAAGACATGTGTGCAAGGGGCCATGAACATGCTGGATTTGGCACAGCAATTGAATTGCAAAATACTTCAAGCCAGCACAAGCGAAGTTTATGGAGATCCTGAGCAACATCCTCAAACCGAAAACTATTGGGGCAATGTCAATCCCATTGGTTTGAGAAGCTGTTATGATGAAGGCAAACGATGTGCTGAGACACTGTTTTTTGATTATCACAGACAATACAATGTGGATATCAGGGTGGCTAGAATATTCAATACCTATGGTCCCAGAATGCACGAGAACGATGGACGAGTGGTGAGCAACTTTATTGTGCAAGCTTTGAGGGGAGAACCCATCAGCATTTATGGAGATGGAAGCCAAACCAGAAGCTTTTGTTTTGTTGATGATACTGTGAGGGCCCTCATGAGTCTCATGAATCAAGACACTGATCTGGGCCCCATCAATGTGGGCAATCCACATGAAATCACAGTCAAGGAATTGGCACACACCATCAAACATCTTACTGGCAGCAACAGTGAAATTGTCAGTTTACCATTGCCCAAGGATGACCCCAGAAGGCGTCAACCCAATATCACCAAGGCTGGAGAAATACTTGATTGGCAGCCCACAGTCAACTTGCATGATGGCTTACAAGCCACCATAGATTATTTTCGATCAGTTATTTCACAAAAATCATAACCTAAATCTTGCATAATCTGCCACTCTGTATGAGAGTTAACATAGTCCTGAGACAAGGAGAACTTTTTTAGCCTTCACGCGGAAGCCCGCGAGAGCTTGCTCCGTGGTAGTTCACTATAACAATATTTATGCAACTAAATGAACATGACACCAAAGTTGGTTTCTACATATCTTGATTTAACTCTCACCTTTCTGGTATAAATAACCATAAGCTCAAAGGTTATTGTATCTATGGAATCACAATTAAAAATATTGGTTGAAAAAACATCTGCCAAACATTTGGGACACGCCATCAAGCGTGATGTCAAGCTACAGGCCTGGATCATGAAAGAGACTGATCTATGGCCACATCTCAATCTCACTCAAAGAGTCAGATGCATTCTGCACAAAGATAATCCTATTTGTGATGTGAGTAGTCAACCCAAATTATGGAAGAGCATGCAGGAAGGATTCGGCTTCTGCGGAAGAGCTTGGGAATGTGATTGCGCCAGACAAAGTGTGAGTGCAAGTGTGAGTGCCACCAAAAAAACTGTGAGTGATTCAGAACAACAGGTAACCAATCAAAAAAGAGCACAAACCAATCTGGAAAAGTACGGTGTCACAAACACAGGGCAAACATATCATGCACGCAAAGCACATGAGGAGGTATATGCAGATGCCCAAAAGGTTAGGCTGATTGTGGATCAGATTCAACAGACCAATATGCACAAATATGGTGTCAAAAATCCCATGCAAGTGGAGTCTGTGAAACACAAAGCACAACAGACCAACATGCACAAATATGGGTCTGTTAATGCCATGAGTAATCCTGTTATTGCAGCCCAGTCAGTTAAAACTCGTAAAGAGAACTATGAGCCACATCACCTAGCACGCCAAAATTATCCCAGGTTCTGCACCATGATTATAGAGAACTTTGGGGTCAAGGTCTTGATACCTGAATCAGAATATATAGGTGTTCAAACTAGGCCCAGCATGGCGTTTGAGTGCATTAAGTGTGCCACTCAATTTGAGAAGAGGTTCGACTATGCAAGCCCACCCATTTGCAGAGTTTGCAACCCCACAGAGATCATCTACAAAAGTAATGAGGAAATGGAATTATTAGATTATATCAAGTCCATTTATACAGGTCACATCATAAGTGGTGACAGAAGATTAATTAATCCTTATGAGATTGATATTCTGCTCCCAGAGTTAAACTTGGCCTTTGAATACTGTGGTCTATATTGGCATAGTGAACTGAGTGGTCATAAGACCTGGAATTATCATTATCGAAAGTTTAAGGCTGCTCAAGATAAACATGTGCGTTTGATCACGTTGTTTAGTGATGAATGGTTAAATCGCAAAGATCTGGTCAAACAATACATCAAGGTGCTGTTGCACAAACAGTCACAGAGTGTGTATGCTCGCAAGTGTGTGTTTAATCAAATATCACATGATACAGCTAGAGATTATTTAAAGGATCATCACATAATAGGTGCACCACAGCGTGTAAGCTGGGCTGGTGGATTATATCACAACAATGAATTATGTGCTGTCATGACATTCAGAAACACAGAAGGCACATCATATGAACTAAACAGATTCGCCACACATGGTCATGTGGTGGGCGCAGCCAGCAGGCTACTCAAGAGGTTCATTCAAAATAATCTGGTCACACACATTGTGAGTTTCAGTGATAATAGATTTAGTGAAGGTAACCTGTATAAACAACTGGGGTTTGTGCATGATGGTGATGTGCCCCCTATGCAATCTTATGTTAAGGACTACAGCATGAGATATCACAAATTAGCCCTTGGTAAACAAAAGTTATTGGAGTCTTACCCAACCATTAATACTAATCAAACCGAATGGCAGATCTTACAATCTTTAGGCTATGATCGTATTTGGGATTGCGGTAAGATTAAATGGAAGATCATTCTATAGATGAGTGAACCCCAGGATTTCTCCTGGGGTTTTGTCGTAGTCTTATTTGATACTGGATTTGACATATCGCTATAAATACTACAAACTTTAATAGAGATATGCCCAATGATTGAATGTCAAATCTGTAAACGAATGTTTGGTGCCTTGAGCGGCAAACATCTCAAAAATCACAATATCACTGCCGAACAATATCGAGAACAATTTCCTGGACATCAAACTCGTGAAGAAAAGCCAGTTAGTGTCGAAACTCGAGCTCGAATGTCTGCTAGCCGAACCGGCAAGAAGCATAGCCCCCAAGCCAAAGCCAAGATAGGTGCTAAACACAAGGGCAAGAAACGCACTGCTCAAGAGATTGATAAATGGAGAATCAGCTACAGTAAATTTCTCCAAGAGAATGGTGGATCTCCACAAAAAGGATACAAGAGAAGTGATGAGTTCAAGGCTCGCATGAGTGAGGTTGCCCTTAATCGTCCTCCAGAATTGGTTCAACAAAAGATTGAGCAGATGTGGGAGGCTCGTCGCGGCAGCAAGGCTACACCTAAACAGCGTGAGAATTATAGCGCAGGTAGAATCAAATTTATGATTGAGAATCCTGACAAACTAGGTAGAAAATTGTTCAATACTGTGCCTGAACTTGAATTTGAAAAAGAGCTGGTTGCACGCAATATAACATTCTCCAAAAGTGTGCATATTGGTAATAGAGTTTTTGACTTCAAAATTGGTAGTAATATCCTTATTGAAATAGACGGCCCATACCATAGAAGGTTGGGTATGTATATCCGTACAGATGCATCAGACGATGACAAAATATCAAAACTCCTGCATACTATAGAACGAGACCGCCATAAGGATAGGATGGCCAGAGATGCTGGATATTTGGTTTATAGAATGCCTGTGGGACAACACTTACCAGCCGATTGGTACCAAATACTAGAGGACCAAGGATTTACTGAATTTTAAATGGGAAAAGCCTGGATTTCTCCAGGCTTTTCTTTATGAAGTAATTCTTGGATATTGACAATCCAACAATTATATCCTATAGGAACTTCAAATTAGCCGTATTAATTGCTATACCAGCAAGGTAATCGGCTGCATTTCCCAGAGAGCTTGAAGTGTTGCTCAGCTCCAAGTAACCATATCGTGTCATGAAGCTAACCACTGGTTCAAAGGTGTTGGGATCAATGATCACACCACTGCTTGTCAATGGCACATATGGGCAGTAATACGCAGCAGCGTCGATTTCGCCAGGGCCCTTGTAACCAACCAACACAGGTGTGTTGTCAGCAGCATACTGATCAACGTAAACGCGAACTGAGTTGTTGAGCACGCCAACGAACTTGGTGTTGGTGGGGGCTTCAAAGGTTCCTTCAGTTGTGCGAGCAAAAGCTGAAGTGGTTGCGCTTTGCAGGACGGTGAGAGCGGTGGGGCTCACAACTACCCAGTTACCAGCACCACGACGTGTGCGGGCAGCAATCAAGTTGGCACCACGGTTGATCAGCACTGCTAGAGCAGCGTGTTCATCACCCACGAATGTGGCAGTGCCGCTGACAGCACCTTGGTCGTAGGTTAGGGTGATACCAGCCAGTGTGCGCAGGCTGTTGAGGACTTCTTGATCGATTTCAGCTGTGATTTCCTGAGCTAGAGCAGCCATGATTTCGGCTTCAATGTCAATGCCTTGCTGAGCTTGAGCATCCTGAGCAGCTTCAAAGGTCCAGCGGGCGCTGAGCTTGCGGCTTTTGGCTTCCACAGTTTCTTTGAGGATCTGGATGTTCAGTCTCTTGCCGGCAGTGCCTTCAAGAACCTGAGTGTCAGCACCACGGGGGTTGGCAGTGTTGCCATTGCCTGCATAGAAGCGAGCAATATCAAATGGGCTCAGGGCTTCTGAACCAGCCACAACACCAGGAGCAGGGGCACCAAAGTTGTCGGCATAACGCACACGCAGAGTGTGGATCTGACCCACTGGGCCAGTCATGGGCTGCACGCCAATGATTTCGTTAGCGATAACAGTGGGCATCACACGGCGAATAACGGGCAGGATAACCTTGTTGAGGGTTGCCACGTTGCCGCTGCTGGTTGCACCAGGGGTTGCATTTTCGAGCAGTACTCCAGCACGGCTGCTGAGGTCTCTCTTGGTGTTCTCTAGAACCACATCCATAACCTTTTTGCGGTTACCAGTTAGGCCTTCGCAAAGGGCTTGTTTAGTGAGGTTCCAATTGGCTTCAAAAAGATTGCCTTTCATTGGGTCGTTCTCCTTAGTGTGCTTTGGCAGTCATGCCTGCCAAATACAAAATGTTTTGAAGATCTTGATCATCTTCAATTTTGGGTGTCTGTTGCTCCACAAGACTGACTCGGTCTCCGGAGTGTGCCACTGTGCGTGTGGATCCAGCATTGGATGCCTTTTTAGGGGCTGGTGCTTGATTGTTGAGCACACTGGGCATATAGCGATGGAAAGCTTCCTTGAGATTGGTGGTTTTGACATCAGTCAAAAGATTTTCCATCACTGCACGCTTGTCGCCTCTCAGGGGACTGAGTAGTTCGTTGAGAACTTCCACTCTCTGAGTACGCTCGCGAGCAATAGTTGCAGCCCTTCTTTCACTCTCCACCAAGACAGTGGTTTGTTGTAGATGGGTTTGAGCCTCTTGCAATTGTTGAGTTATCTCTTGCAATTGTTTTTGCAGTTTCTTGGTGGTGGTACCTTCACTCAAATATGAGCTCATGTATTCAGCTGCCACTGATTCAAAGATTTTACGACCAAAGTTGTTTTCACGAGCAATTTTGATATCATCTTTCCATTCTACCAACTGCTTGCGAATTACTTCGTTCAGGGTCTTGTCAACAACTGCTGTTGCTCTGTTTACAAAGTTCTGGCGTGTTTCATCCAACTTTGCCTTGGCTTGAGCAGCCAACTTCACACGCTGTTCTACCAGTGCTTGCTTGTCAGCAACAAATTCAGAAATTTCTTCACTCAATTGCTTGAGCACAAAATTTTCCAGCTTTGTGATTTTATCTTGAAATGCCTGTTGTGCTGTTGCACGGCTTTCATTAAGTTCTTGGGCCATTTGGACACGTTGTTCTGCCAACTGCTTGCGGTCGTCTCTGAACTCAGTTATTTCACCAGCAATTTGCTTGAGCATGAAATTTTCCAAGACTTGTACATTCTTGGCCAGCTTTTGTTCGTAAACTTTGCGAGCACGTCTGTTGGCTTCTGCCAATTTGACTTTTTGTGCAGCAACTGAACGTTTGTCTTCGGCAAATTCATCTAGTTCTTTGCGGATGACATTGTTCAACATTGTGTCCATGGTTTCCACAAGAACTGCTCTTTCATGCTCAAAACGCACAGCATAGCTTTCTTCCAGCTTGTGCTCTGCTTCCTTGAGCTTTTGGGCAAATGCTTCTTGTAGTGCTGTGCGAGTTTCCTCGCCCAGGACTTCACTCTCAAGAAGTTCTTGTAGGTTCTTTTCCATAGGATTGGGATCTCCTTGTTAAATCTTCAACTCATCAACCCAGCGTAGCAGTGTTTGCTTGAGATACTTCTGAGCAGTAGCATCGTGACGCACACTTTCGGCCAGATCCATGATGTTGTTGCCAAACTTTCTGTGTTGCAGTGCTTCATATACTGGAACAGGATATGCACTGGGGGCACTGGGCTTGGCCACTATGTCCACGGTCAACATTTCAAAATCTGAAACATTGCCTAGGTCGTCCACATTGCCAGATCCACGAGAGCTAACCCCCAATTTGACTCCACTTTCCAGCAACGTTTTTGCGATTTGACCGCAGGGAGTGGGCAGCAGCTTGAGCTTGCCCATGCCGTTGGGGCCATCCATCCACATTTTGACAATATTGTGGCTCACTCTGTCCAAATGAATTTGTAGTTCTTGGGGATGATCCAATTCACCTGGAACTCCATTGTCTGAATTACAGCAATGGTTGATCGTCTCCACAGCCTTGCGGATTTGATCCACGGGATAAACACGCCCGTTGTGATTCTTGATTCCACCCTGGATGAAGATGCCTTCCATGAATAGCTTCTTGGATCCATCTTCCTGACCTTCGGTCAGGAGTTTGAATCCAGCATCATCAAATCTCAGGTGTTCTTGTAAAATTAGAGCCATTTGTTTTCCTTGGCATTACAATATCACAGTTATTTAAAAGTGTTTTGGTTATCTGTATGAGTTAGCTACCAAAACCTGTGATTTTGAACAAAACTGCCAGAAATGGATAATTTCTGGCAGTTTTAATTCAATTGTTAGCGAACCCTTCCGCTGATGGGGCTCTTGGGGTTTCCAGCACCAAAGCCTTCACTACGATCTTTGTTTAGCAGGGCCTTGCTGTTGCCTTCCTTGCTGACAGCGCTCATGCCATCAGTTGCCTTCCTGCGGTTGGCCTTGGCACCCATGCTATCGCTGCTGGGAGCACCTTGCAGGTCATAACCAGTGTGCTTGGCACCCTTGCCTGTGACCACAGGCTTGGCACCCATAGTGTCTTTCTGGCTGGTGGGAACTGGACTCTTGGTGTTGGTTTCTGCACGGGCAAATTTGCCACTGCCTACTTCTCCACCCTTTGCTGCATGCACAACATCTAGGTCAACGTTTTCGCTCAGTCCATCAAAATCGTCACTTTCATCCATGTCGCTTTCCCAGGCTTCTTCAACCTCTGTATCAGCGTCCATTTCGTCGTGATGTTCTTGTTCACCAGATTCTTCGTGCTTGAGGGCTTCAAATTCTGCCTTGAGCTCTTCGATAGCAGCTTCTAGGTCAGAAATTCTTTCTTCATCGCCGTCTGCATGCTCTGAGTCCATGTCCGTGTCATGTTCATCGTCCATGTCCACTTCAATTTCTTCATCTTCGTCATCGGCATCCATGTCATCAACATCGTCAATGTCTGTGACTTCCAGCTCATCGCCTAGATCATCCACAGCATCGTCAGTGTCTTCTTCCGTGTCCATGCCTTCCATGGGAGCATAGTGTTCTTCAGCGTTGATTTCGTCTTGGTTATCTTCAATATCATGAGCCCAGTGATCGCCTTTGTTGCCACCCAACATGTCTTCTTCCATGTCTTCGTGGCTCATCATTTCTTCATGGATAGCGCGAGCTTTTTCCAGGAAAATTTGATGCAACAATTCTTGGGCTTTGTCTTCTTGTTCATTGATGAGGTATTCCATTACCTTCATCAGCTTTGCATTTGCCATGAGTGTCTCCTTTGGTAAAGTGGTCAGACTCAACATATATTTAAGTAGGGTTTGATATCTAGTATGATTTCAGTGAGAAATCTTATAGACCTGGCATGCCTCCTGCTTCTTCTGCAGGGGCTCCATAAATTAATTCCAGTACATCTCTACGTACTAGATTTTCCAACTGTCTAGCTGCTCGCATTTTCTTAAGCTTGTTGAGGTGTGCAAGAGTTATTCTGGGACGACGAGTATCATCCAATTGCAATTGGCTATACTTGTCATCTTCAGGTGTATAATAAGCGGCTTCTACTTCGAAAATCTTCATGGAAATATTTAGTACTTGTTCACACAAGCGTGATGTTTGTTGACTCTAACATCCTCACCCCGTTAGGAAATTCTCATCCATAGACCCCATACTATCAACGTCTTGTTAGTGTCTCCCTGGGCGATGGTCAAACCTTCTCCGCAGGCTGTTCCCATGTTTTTCCAAATTCCAGTCCACGTAGCCACTAAATTTCCCTCACTATTGTAGGTGCCCATGGTATTCAAAGTTCCAGATGAGTCACTCACAGGAATTATTCCAGCCAATCTCAATTGATTTGCTTCCTTGGTTGTACCTGGGTAGGCTGTTTGTATGCCTCCATTATTTTCATCGTAGGCCACAGCCAGCGTATACGATCCCACATCACCTGGATTGGGCACAAAAGGTATAGTGCCCACTGGCAATGGTCCAGTAGAACCACCACCACCGCCACCACCGCCACCGCTAGTTACAAACCTTTCCACAATTGTCTGTGATCTTATTATTCGTCCCCCGCGATTGGCTAGTAAGAAAATACCATTACCCCATGCTCCTGCCGAGATATAAAGATCACCTGCTGCCAAACTACTCCAAAAAGTATCAGGAGGTGTAACGGGCGCCCAATTGAGTCCATCTGGACTGTATCCTATCTTGTTAATGGCACCTGATACAAACAGTCCATTACCATATGATATTGTTTGTACACTATTACCTATATCCAGGGTGTCTTGCAGTTCCCAACTTACTCCATTATTACGACTAACAATTATACAGGATTCACTGGCACTAGGGCTATGGCTGGTACCTGCTATCCATCTGCCATTTCCATACGTCACAGTGTAATGTGCCCTGTTTGTTTTGACCGGGGTAGTTTGCCTGAGAGTCCATGTTTGTCCATCAGGACTGGTGGCAATATGATTCTCAAAAATAGCACCAAATTGAGCAGGTTCGGACACAACGCCACCAACTGCTATAAAGGTCCCATTGCCCCAAGATACCCCATATACAGGCACACCAGCACCCAGAGCGCTTGTAGCCAAAGTATTAAATTGAACAAGATCAGAGCTGAACACAGTGATTCCTGGTTCTGCAGTGGTATTAAGATTGGTCATTCCCACAAACACATACCCAATATCTGGGGCATACGCTGCCCTAAAAAATACCTCAGTGCCGCCAGATCGTTTTTGCGTCCAGTTGAATCCGTCTGGACTGGAGATAATGGACCCACCAGCACCACATGCTATAAATTGATCTTCTGCGAAAATAACACCATACACTGCTGATCCAAGTACCAATGGATTACCACCATTCAAATAATCAGTCAAAGGCACAGCAGTAAACCCAAACCCTGACGTATCTGGATTCATAAATCCCACAGCTATCCTGGCTTGGCCAGCACTTTCTCCCACCACAACAAAGGTTCCTGCACCATATGTTATACCATAAATGGTGCTGAACATTGTTCCTGGCGTGATATCCACCCAAGTTGATGCCAAATATTGTTGAATACTCAATCCTGTTCTGGTCTGCACACTGTCTAAACTCAGAGGAGTAATAGCAGCTTGATTCACTGTACCCAGTTCCATACTCTGGCCATCCTGAGATACTCTTAAAATTTGACCAGGAGATGCATTACCATATGAACGGGATTTCACATCTGCAATGTCATAACCAATCAATCGTGTATCAAGTAATCTGGGCATGGTTATCTTATCCTTGTGTTAGCTGGCTGTTGCATTGGCAATTTCTAGAAGACTTACCACAACATCACATCCGTTAGCTTGGCTGGGTTTGACCCAAATTTGATCATTTGCGCCCAAGGAGAGATTGCCACTCAAAGGGTCAAACGCATTGGCTGGTACCACTGGATAGGCCTTCACCAGGTAGTACGCATTAGCAGAGTTGAACGTGAGTGACTGAGAATTTTGAACTAATACATCAACTAATACATTATTAGACAGTAAATTGCTGATTTGCACAGTCAACACCACGCTGGTAATATCAGCTGGTGCAATTCCGCTGTCCAGAGTGTTGTTGCCTGCCACATATGAATTGACGCCATATATGAATGTGGGGGTATCACTTGTTGTAAGTTTTACTTTGATATTTTTAAATTTAAAGATGGGCGGTGTTGCCATTGTTCAGCTCACTGTTTGTGTTATTTTCCGCGTCGTGTCAATGCTAGTATGAATGGTGCCATAAATCCAAAAATGCTCTGGTAAAATGCTCTACCATCAATAGCACCTTTTTTCTGGTTAATTCTAAAACTTGGCCTAGCTGATGATTGTATTTGTGTGAGGCTGTTAAACTCTCCAGGAGTTATTAATCCCACATAAAAATCTCCACTTTCATCAGTGGTTGTGTGATAAATTCTACCGTAGATTGCCAAAGTAGTTGCACTTTCAATACTTGCTTGTTTTTTGGCAATAGTATATTTATTGGGATCTGATCTGCCTGTGCCGCCTTGGCTGGCACTTAAACTGTGGTAATCCAGGCCGGCTCCAGCATAGCTCATGGTATAACTGCTTGCTTCAACCAAGCTACCAAATCTTGTACGTATTTGCAATTGGCTTGATGGTGGGGGTGCTACATTTAGAGTAAGAATGCTGTTGTTGTTGCTACCATCAGCAATGGATTCAACACGATACACTGTGGCAGTGGCAGGAGTGACTGTAACAGTGAGATCACTCAACTGATCATTATAGGCTTTGTAATTGGGATCGGTGGTCCAGGTTAATTGATTGGCACTGGAAACTTGCCAGGTTTGGTTGACACTTCCTGGCGCACCTCCGTAGGGGGCATTATCTAAAAATCTATAACCTTCACTCCAGAGTGCGTAATTGCCAAAACTGCAATTGCTGTTGAGCAGAGTAACATGTCCGCCATCCACACACAGGATCCCAAATTGGCAGAAATTCACAAAGAAGCTCACCAATTGCATATAACCTTTGCCTACTACTTTGACGCCTATGCCACCCAAATTTATCTGTGTGAATGCATCTACTACTATGCTGTGCAATCTGCTGGTTTGATTGTTGATTTTATTGCTGTCAACAAGCACGCCGCCTCCTCCAGGATAAACACCGCTGCCTGTGCCTGGATCACCGCTGATGCTGCTGCAATTTTGAATATAAGGACTGACATTGATGGTACTGCCTGGCAAAAATGCAAATGCAAATCCAGTTTGCTCTGTGTTGCGCGGCAAATTCCTTCCACTGGCATTGGCATATACAGTGGGATCCAGAGTATCAGGTATGGGAGTGATATCCAGTGCACTGGGTTCCAGTTTGTGATCTCTCACTGTTATACCATACACATATGTTCCACTGTCCAGATAGAAAACATTTTGCGTAGCCAAATCAGCTCTGGGACGCACAGTAACACTACGCAGATTATCACCAATTATGCTGACTCCTGCAGGCACACTGATGGGGGTGACTTCTTCATAATCTCCACTGGCAACTAGAATGGTAACATGACCTTCTTCAAAGGTGCCTCCCAGTATCAACTGAGCAACACTATCACAAGCACCTTTTATTGTTTTTTTGGCAGAATACCAACTGAGACCACTGTTGCTATCGTTACCGTTTTTACTCACATATATGCGATTGGGAACCAGGCTCTCAGCAATGCTTTGCAAACTGCTGGCATTGACAATAGCCCATTCAAATCCTCCCTGGGCAGCTCGTTGATAAATTTTGAGAGCTTGGTTTGTGATATCAAACCACAATTGACCTTCTAGAGGATTGGCCGGAGGACTGATATTGGCAAAATTTTCTGTTATATGAACAAGATCTTCATTCAAAGCCGTGCCGTAATTGGCGAAATTTTTACCAAACAATATCAAACTTGTTCTTGTACTGTTGCTTTCACCAGGAGGTATGCTAGCCAATATGGGCCCGTCGGGCTGATTGCGAGTGGTTCGGATGTTGAAATTTGTCATGTGGTATTTAAACTATCCTATAACTGCCTGGTTAATTATGCTGGCGCGCCAGGAGGTGGAGCAGCCGGGGCAGGCGCAGCGGCTTCTGGTGCTGCGGGTGGTGGTGCTTCTGGTGGTGTCTCCGCACCTGGTTCAGCGCCAGGTATGGGCTCAAATTCTGGTCCCATCTCTGGTTTGACTCCCAATGCTCCCAGACCTACTTGATCTTGTTCTAGCGGACTTGTGCCTGTTCTGTCTTTGACTCTCTTGGCGTTTTCTTCTTTCCACATGCGCTCATTTTCCAGGATGTCGCCCTCTGTGAGACCCAGATAGCGTTCCATGGCCCATCTTTTGCTCATGTATTTGACAGCATCTCCGCCCATGACAGTGTTGAACAAATTGGCACGTTCACTATCCAGAGCCATTTTTCTATATTCACTGAAGCTCTGTGGTGGCATAAATGCCAATTCAAACAAATTGGCAGCTACTTCAATGCCTCTGTTCTTGAGAAACAGTTTGAATTCAT